ACTGATGGATTCATGAAAGATACTTCTACTGGAGCTTTCATAAATACAGACGATGCATCTTATGCAAAGTTTGTAGCAGAGAGATCGAAAGCGAAGAATAGCAAAGAGCTATCGAATAGAATCAGTGCAGTCGAAGACGATCTCAAAGAAATTAAAACTCTACTCTTACAAGTAGTGAATGGAAGAAATTAATGTCAAGACCAGTAGCTAATGTTGATGTAATTACCGACTCGTTCGAGGTTTGGCTCCTCGAGACCAATGAACTTCTTCACGCGCTTTCGACAGAAATCATCACTGCAAATAGCACGTATGCAAACACGGGTAACACTGCGTTTCCAAGAACAGCTCAGCTATACGGAACATTCGGGGCTAATAATCTCGTCGTAACAAACTGGATGAAAGGCGGAAACGTCAACGGTTCGTTTGCGAATCTCATGATCAGTACGAACACTGTTCTGAGCAACGTGACATCGACCGAAATTCGTCTGGAAGTTGCCAATGGTTCTTCGAACACATTCATGTGGCAGTACGGTCTACATGCTGGTTTGACTGGTGCAAACCTTGTCGCTAACACAACGAAGCTGACGATTCAGTCGAACTCGACCACGAATACAACAGCAACTGCATTCGCAGTTGTTGCCGCGAATAGCACTAACACTGCTACGATGAATCCAATTAGCTTTAGCACTGGATTGTTTGTAGCGAACACGATTCAGATTACATTAGGTGCCAATGTCACTGCTAATGCCACGAATGGTGGTACGATCCAAGTCACAGGATCCGGAGCAGTAGGTAACAGTGTATCAAATAGCAGCGGCCTATATGTAGGCAATACTGTTACGAACAGTCAGATGACGAGTGTTCGATTCTTTGCCGCAGAAGGTAGCAATACCGTACTCGCAAACAATCAGATCATTAGCATTGCCAATACAACATCATCTGCAAATATTGATCCTATCAGTTTCAAGACAGGCATCTTTACAGCTAACACCATTCAAGTTTCACTTGGTGCCAATGTCACTGCGAATGCTACCAACGGCGGCACGATCCAAGTAACAGGAACTGGTACGGTCGGCAATACGGTTGCAAATAGTAGTGGCCTGCATGTAGGTAATACTTTAAACTCTTCACAAGTCACATCAGTTCGTTTCCTTGCATCTGAAGGTTCAAACACCACTCTTGCAAATACTCGAATCATTAGCATCGCTAACTCGAGTGCCACTGCAAACATCGAACCGAACGCATTTAAAACTGGCATCTTTACTGCCAATACTATTCAGATCTCGCTCGGCGCAAACGTCACGGCAAATGCTACCAATGGTGGTACAGTGCAAATCACTGGAACAGGTGCGATTGGTAACGTTGTAGCAAATAGTAGCGGAGTATTTGTAGGTAATACGCTTAACGCTTCTGAGTTAACATCGCTTCGATTCTTCACCGCAGAAGGTAGTAATACCGTTTTAGCGAATACTCGAATTGTTAGCATTGTCAACTCAACGTCGACATCTAACGTTACACCGACAGGATTCTTTGCAGGTATTGTTACTGCTAACCAAACAGTTGTTGCAGTCGGAGCGAATGTCGTTGCAAATGCTACTACGGTTCTTGTTGGGAATGCAACGTTTAATACGGCGATTGGTAATGGATCGATCACTGCATCTGCGAATCTTACCATTACGCCGACAAGCCATCTTGTTGTTGTAGGTGCTGCGACAGTCAGTTCGAACGTTGCTCTTGCAAATACGCTGACGGTTACAGGAAATACGAATCTTTCGAATACGCTCACTGTAACTGGAGCTACAACGCTTTCGAGTACTCTTGGAGTAACAGGAGCAACTGCTCTAGCGAATACGCTCGCAGTGACTGGTCCTGCTACACATGCAAACATCGTGACTTTCAAGACTGAGCACGTAGTTGATATCTTTGCAAACGGAAATCTTGGAGCTACGACTGGTTCAGATCTTCTTGTCTTCGAATATCCAAAGGCAGACTATAGCACTGCTAAACTTCTCATTCAATTGAAAAATGCTGGTAATACACAGATCTCTGAAGTACTACTTGCTCATGATAATTCGACTGCGCAGCTTACAACATATGGTACGGTTTCTTCACCTGTTGCAGCTAATTCCGGAGTCAGCTTACTTGGTACTTTCTCTGCGAACGTGGCTACTGCAAACGTAAGAGTATATGTCAATCAAACAAGATCTAGCACGGCTGCAAAAGTTGTTGCTCAATTCATTAAGTAAGGTAATATATGTCAGGCGCAAATAATAGATTTAAGGTTGATAACGGTCTAGTTGCTTCTGGCAACGCGATCTTCTATGATCGTGTCGACGTAGAAGCCAACGCGCACTTTAAAAACGACTTGTTTGTTGTATCTGGTAACCTTGTAGTAAATGGTTCTCTTGTATACGCCAACGTTACCATCGGTCAAGGCGGGGTTCTTCTGATTGCAGATCAGCAGCCACTCGGTAATACTTCAAACCGTTTCAATGCTTTCGTATTTAATACGACATCTTATGGAACACTACGACCAGATGCAAACGGTGGTGCACTTGGTACTACGACTGCTCGCTTTGATGTCTTTGCAAACAATATCACCGTTACAAATACGGTGAATTTCCCGAGTGGAGCAGGCGTTAACTCGTCGCTCTATACTGGTACAGCAAGCAATGCTAACACCGTATACAATATCTCGGCGAATGGTATCGTAGTCAGAACTGGTACAGGAACAGGTACTACGGTATCGATTGCTTCTACGAACGGCATTAGCGTAACAAACGGCAACGGCGTTTCTGGAAATCCTACGATTAGTTTTGTAGCGAATGCTGGTTTAACAGTAAACGCGGCAGGCGTATTTGTTGATGCATCTGCTATTACTGTCGGTACACTTCCTACATCTCGGGGCGGTACAGGCGGATCGATCAATAACCTTCTACCTACACAATCTGCTGGAACAACAGGTTTCGTCCTTGCATCAAGTGGAGCGACAGCTAACTTGGTGTGGACGCAACTTGCTGGACCTCAAGGTGCGCAAGGTGCAACTGGTGCTCAAGGTGCACAAGGATCTACCGGTTCTCAAGGACCAACTGGTGCTCAAGGCGCAGCTTCGACAGTTCCTGGTCCACAAGGCGCGCAAGGAATAACTGGTTCCCAGGGTCCACAGGGAACAACTGGTTCTCAAGGACCACAAGGACCTTCGGTTCAAGGACCGACGGGACCACAAGGTGCACAAGGAATTATCGGACCTCAGGGACCGCAAGGAACAACTGGTGCTCAAGGTGCTGCTTCAACCGTTGCCGGTCCTCAAGGCGCCCAAGGTTTGCAAGGTATCCAAGGACCACAGGGACCGCAAGGCCTTACAGGTGCACAAGGTGCAGCATCTTCAGTTGCTGGTCCTCAAGGTGCTCAAGGATTACAAGGCGCTCAAGGTGCAACTGGTCCTCAAGGATCTCCTGGAATAAACGGAGCACAAGGTGCAACTGGTGCTCAAGGCGCGGCAGGTTCAAGTATAACAGGTGCTCAAGGTGCAACCGGACCACAAGGTGCCCAAGGAAGTGCATCTGGTGCTGTCGCGCCTATTCTAAGACACGTCACCGCAGGATTTACAAGTGGCGGCCAAGTTTTTGTAACAGCGACTCAACCTACTGCTTCAGCGGCTGGTGATATCTGGATTGACACTGCAGGAACTACAGGATATACACAAAGTCTCTCGTCAAATGGATGGACTAAGTTGCCAAACGGAGCAATTATTCAGTGGGGAACAGTAACTGTTACTCCAAATACTACAGGATCTGGATCATTTCCAACATCGTTCACCGCGGTTGCCCGAGCTGTGATGAATGGCGTAGGAGATACAGGCGTATTTGGACAGGCTTCTAAAGGTGCAACCATTTTTAGTGTATCAACAACTGGTTTCAGTTGGTTTAACGGAGATGAAAGTTCTCATACCGGTTACTGGTTAGCAATGGGATATTAATAAAATGACAATTTACTACAGCCCAACAACAAAAGGTTTTTACGATACTGATTTTGGGTATCCGTCATTGCCGCAAGATATTGTTGAAATTACCGCAGAGCAACACCAGCAGTTTCTCCATGGTATGAATATGCAAAATAAAGAATTGGTTTTATCACAAGGAAATCTTGTTTTGCAAGATCGAGTCGTGGTAATTACTTGGGAACAAATTAGATCGAAAAGAAATAATCTTCTAGCTTTATCTGACTATACTCAAATGGCAGATTGGCCTGGAGATAAAACTGCTTGGGCTACATATCGTCAAACTTTAAGAGATCTTCCTCAGACTTATACAAATGCAGCAGACGTTGTTTGGCCATCTAAGCCAGGAGAATAATAAGTGCCGCTAACGTTCCTATCTGCTAAACCTGTTAAATATTGGAACGGCTCGTCGTGGGTCGGGAGCCAAGATTTTGCCGCCGTTAAAATGTGGAATGGATCTACGTGGCAATATGTAGGAATACGTCCGTATGCAGATGTAGCCTTAGTTACTTTTAGTCCCGTGGGCGGCACAATATCATCTCCGACTTTTGACACTGCCGAAGCGTATGGTTCCCAAGCAGGTTATACTATCACAGCTTCTTCAAGCGTAGTTTGGACTTATACTGGAGGAGATGGATTTAGTGGATACGCCAGTGTTGCAAGTGGAGGAAGTGCTTCATCAATTGAACTTGTAGCAGCTTATACAGGTGGTTTCAATGAACAAACGTTTAACGTATCAGCATCAAATGGTGCAGAAACTAAATATTGGGTGATAACTGTAACATCTTATAGTTTTGAATAAACATAGCGGAAGAATTAAATGGCACTGAAAGCAAATATCATTATCGATCAAGGCACTTCATTTGCTACGTCTATTGATGTGACTGATGAAAATGGTAACATCGTAAATCTTACAGGATTTACAGGTGCCGCTCAGATGCGTAAGCATTATACTTCGACCGCTCAAACCGCATTTACAGTTTCGATTACTGCTGTGACTGGCGTCGTCGCTCTTTCGATGTCGGCAAATACCACAAATGGCCTTACAGCCGGAAGATACGTATATGACTGTGAGTTGACTGATGGCAGCGGAACAGTTTCTCGTCTTGTTGAAGGTATCGTCACAGTTACACCAGGAGTTACAAGATAATGGCAGGTGCATCTCGTTTAGTCGCTACAATTACAAATAACAACGGCAGATTATCATCTGCTGGTCCTATTACTCTGAAAAATCAAATTCAAGAAATACGAAGTATTGAAAACATACTCGACGTCAGCGTCGTTGAAGCCGCCAATGGCGCTACATTAATCTACAATTCTCAAAATGATAAATATGAGGTGAGACAACTGTCATTCGCGGATCTAGCAGTAGATCTCGACGGCGGATCATTTTAACCTAAAAGGAATAGCCAAATGGCAGACAATTTAATTCAAATTAAAAGGTCGTTAACGACAGCTGATGCGCCAACATTAGCTAACGGTGAATTAGCGTTTACAGCAAATGGCGATCACTTATTTATTGGTTCGAATGGTGCTTCGATCACCATTGCCGGTAAATTTAATCCTGGTATACTGACCGCCAACCAAGCACTCGTTGCGAATGGTACCTCTGGTATCGACAAGATTATTGTTGCTAACGCTGTTGTGACAACAGTTACAGCCAATGGTTCGACGGGTACCAACGGACAAGTACTGAGTTCAAATGGAACAGCCGCTTATTGGGAAACTCCTACTTCTGGCGTATCTGGTTCAAATACACAAGTTCAATTTAATAATTCTGGCGCATTAGCCGGAGACGCAGACTTTACGTTTGATAATACCAATAATAAACTGTCTGTTGCCGGCGGCGTTCTTGCTGGCTCTGGCGGTAACTTCGTCGTTGGTTCTAATTCTTTTGTTGCGAATGCCACCGGTGTATTCTCTACAGGCACCGTGAACGCAGCGATTGTGAGTGTTGGTACGGCGTTCGTAGCAAATGCCACACAGATCAATATTGGAACTAACGTTGCTCTTAATGCAAATGGCACAAATGGTACTGCAGGACAAGTTCTTGCATCGAACGGAACAGCTGTATACTGGGTAACACCTCAAGATGGTGATATTACATCAGTCGTAGCCGGTTCTGGTCTTACTGGTGGCGGTACATCTGGCGAGGTAACTCTTGATGTTGGTGCTGGTAACGGTATCAGCGTCTCTGCAGACGCGATTGCTGTAGTTGCAAATAGCGGTCTTGCTTCAAATACCTCAGGCGTACACGTTATTGCAAATAACGGTCTATCTGCAAACGCAACAGGCGTTTTTGTTGTTGCCGGAGCTGGTATTGCTTCGAACGCAACAGGTGTGCATGTCGTATCTGGTAACGGTACGATTGTTTCGAATACCTCGGGCGTTTATGTCAATGCTGCTGCACTTTCAATTGCCACATCGCAACTTTCAGGCGACGTTGCTCTTGGTTCGGGTACATCAGGCGACTATGTTGCTACTATCACAGCTGGTAACGGTATTTCTGGATCCTCATCTGGTGAAGGTGGTGCAGCCACGATTGCTGTTGTAGCAAACAACGGTATTGTATCGAATACTTCAGGCGTCTTTGCCAAAGCTGCTAACGGTATTTCTGTTGATGGCGCTGGTATCAACGTTGTTGGCGGTGATGGTCTTACAGCTAACGCGACTGGAGTTCATGTTGGTGCTGCTAACGGTATTAATGTCACTGCAGATGCAGTTGGCCTTACCACTGGTTCAACACTCACGGTCAACTCTGCTGGACTCCATGTTAATACTGCACTCTCGATTACAGATCTTTCTCTTTCCGGAAATCTGACTGTTCTCGGTACGCTTTCGACAATCGATACTACCAACCTGACAGTCCAAGATTCGCTGATCGAGCTTGCAAACGGAAACGCAACAACCGACATTCTTGATATCGGTCTTTATGGTCAATACGGTGCCACTGGAGCTAAATATACCGGTCTTTTCCGTGATGCTACAGATGGCGTTTATAAGCTCTTTGCTGGTTCTCAAACAGAACCTACAACAACTGTAGACACTGCAGCAGCCGGTTATACTACTGCTACATTACAAGCATTCCTAAACTCTGGTGGTTTGGTTTCGAACGCGACTAACGTTACTCTTACTGCGAACTCGACACTCGCGGTTGGTATCACAGCGAATACATTGAGTCTTTCGACTGCACTGCCTGGAACAAGCGGTGGTACTGGACTCGCGACTGTTACTGCAGAAGACATTTTAGTTGCTAACTCTTCGAACGGTTTTAGAAAATTAGCTGTTGGCTCTACTGGATTCGTGCTTCAGTCTAACGGTACAGCAGTTGTATACGCAACCCTCGACGGCGGGACATTCTAATTTATGGAAGCTGAATTTGTAAATGAGTACATCAATCGATTACTCGCGAGTGTACATGATCTTACAAGTAAGAACATCATGCTAGAAACAAGACTGGTCATGGCCGATAAAACCATGACCAGTCTTCAAGCAAAAATTGTTGATCTTGAAAAGCTTGGAAATAAAAATAAAAAAGCTGAAGATACTTCTGTATAAATAGAATATTAGGGGTTACATAACCGCTTCGTTGCTCTATATAGAGGTTGAGAATGGCAAATAAATTTCAATTTAAGCGCACGACAATTTCTGGTCGTACAGCTAATACTACTGACGTAGCAAATTCCGGCTTTATTGATAACGGTGAATTTGCAGTCAACCTAACTGACCGTAAAGTCTTCTCTTCAGATGCTGCGAATGCCATCTTTGAAGTTGGTTCAAATCTCTCTTCTCTCGCTGTCACTACGATCGTAGCCAACGGATCTTCTGGATCCAACGGCCAAGTTCTTTCATCGAATGGAACAGGAGTTTATTGGGGCTCAGGCGGTACGGCAAATGCTGCTACCATGAATACCTATACGTTTACTGTCACATCGAATACCACGGTGTTTACAGGATTAGACGACACATCAAACACATTCGTATATACTTTAGGGCTTGAAAGCGTCTTCATTAATGGTTCGCGTCAGATTGCGGCCGTTGACTATAACACGACAAATACCACGGTCTTAACGCTTACATCGAATGCGATTGCTGGTGATATTGTTCAAGTTACAACTTTAAATGGTGCTTCACTTACTCTCGGATCTCAAGGCGCTCAAGGTGCTCAAGGTGCAACCGGTGCACAAGGTGCTCAAGGCACAACGGGTGCTCAAGGCGCTCAAGGTGTTGCTGGCGCTCAAGGTGTTCAAGGCGCAACTGGCGCAACTGGTGCTCAAGGCACAACGGGTGATCAAGGTGCTCAAGGTGTTGCTGGCGCTCAAGGTGTTCAAGGCGCAACTGGCGCAACTGGTGCTCAAGGTGTTGCCGGCGCTCAAGGTGTTCAAGGCGCAACTGGCGCAACTGGTGCTCAAGGTGTTGCTGGACCTCAAGGTGTTACTGGTGCTCAAGGCGCTCAAGGTGCTCAAGGTGCCACCGGTGGAGGTGTAACCTCAGTCGCCACGGCTAATGGACTTTCTGGTGGAACGATTACAACTAGTGGTACAATTGGAGTAACTGCTGGGCCAACACTTACGGTCAATACGACTGGTATTCATGTGAATTCCACATTATCAATCGCCGATCTTACACTCTCGGGTAACCTGACAGTTTCCGGTACAAGAACTTACGTGAACACCACAACACTCGACGTTGGTGATAATATTGTTACGCTGAATGCAGATCTTGGAGCTAATCCTCCTACTGAGAATGCTGGCTTCGAGATCATGCGCGGGACGTCTGCCAACGTTCAGTTCGTCTGGGATGAAACAAATGATCGCTGGTCTACAAACAGTCAACCACTTGCTGTTTCGTCTCTTGTAGCCGCAGGTGCTGCATCTGGAATTACCACCCTTGCTGCCGGTAATACTACGATCACTGGTTTTGCCAACGTAACCTCGACGCTACAAGTAGCTGGTATTACTACTCTTAATGCCAACGTTGCAATGGCAAATAATGTGTTAAGTAATCCTAAGCTTGCTTCATACAAAGAAGCAGTTGTTGCCAATACTATAACAACAACTACTCACACTGTAGATTTATCACTATCCAACGTATTCGATTTGACATTGGCCAACGCGTCTATTACAATTACATTTTCAAATCCTCCTGCATCGGGCAATGCATACAGTTTCACACTTCATTGTAAACAAGACGCCACGGGATCGAGAATAATCACGTGGCCGGCTTCTGTTAAATATCCGAATGCTTCGACACCGACGATGTCAACTGGTGCAAATAAAATCGATGTCTTCAGTTTCTTTACCCTCGACGGAGGTACAACATATCTCGGTGCCTTATCTCTTGCAAATACAGGTTAATAAGAAGGTTATACGATGCCATTAAATGTATTTAGAGCTTCAGGTAAGGCTGCTCCAGCCACACAAGTATTCAATGCCCCCGCAACATTCGTCGTTCCTGCAGGCGTATATTCTATAGATATATCTGGTCGTGGCGGCAATGGAAACGCTGGTAATGCAGGCAATCCTGGTACTGCTGGCAATGCTGGTAATCCTGGAAATAATGGGGCCGCAGGAACTGGTGGTGCTGGTGGTACAGCTGGGACATCTGGCAATCCTGGCGCATCAGGAAATGCTGGCACAAACGGGGCCGGCGGAGCTGGCGGTGCTGGTGGTACAGCTGGAACATCTGGAAATCCCGGCGCATCAGGAAATGCTGGCACAAACGGTGCTGGCGGCCCAGGAGGAGCCGGAGGTGCTGCAGGGAATGCTGGGAATCCAGGTGCCACTGGCAATGCAGGTACGAATGGTGCTGGCGGAGCTGGCGGTGCTGGTGGTACTGCTGGAAATGCTGGAGCGACAGGAAACTCCGGCAATCCCGGTACTAATGGTGCCGGTGGTGCAGGCGGTGCTGCTGGTAATGCTGGGAATCCAGGTGCCACTGGCAATGCTGGTAACCCAGGAACAAATGGCGCCGGCGGTGCTGGCGGTGCTGCTGGTAATGCTGGGAATCCAGGTGCCACAGGAAACTCTGGTAATCCTGGTACCAATGGTGCCGGCGGTGCTGGCGGTGCAAGAGGAAATGCTGGGAATCCAGGTGCCACAGGAAACTCTGGAAATCCAGGAAATAATGGTGCCGGCGGTGCTGGTGGCACTGGCGGTAGCGCAGGTACGGGAGGAGGCGGCGGACAAGGTTCAGCCCGACCTTGCGGTGGCGGAGCCGGTAGCGGTGGTAGTCCGGGCGGTGGCTGCGGTTGTTTTGGCACCCCATTTGCGCCTTGTTCTGCCCCCGGCGGCGCCGGAGGCTCTCCTGGCGGAGGAAATGGTGGCTTTGGTGGAAGCGCAAATCTTGGGGGGTGCGTTTGCGGCGGCGGCGGTGGCGGCGGCGGAGGCGGCGGTAGCGGAGTGACTGGTAATTCAGGGAGTGCAGGTGGTGCGGGTGCCAATGGAAGTGCTGGAAATACTGGAGCCGCAGGATCAGGGGCAACTGCTGGAGCAGCAGGAAGTCCCGGTGGAGCTGGGGCCAATGGAAATGCTGGAAATACTGGAGCAGCAGGAACTGGAGCAAACGCTGGAGCAGCAGGAAGTCCTGGTGGAGCTGGTGCCAATGGTAATGCCGGCACAACAGGGGCGGCTGGAACTGGAGCAAACGCCGGAGCAGCAGGAAGTCCTGGCGGTGCCGGTGCTAATGGTAATGCCGGCACAACAGGGGCCGCAGGTACAGGGGCAACTGCTGGAGCAGCAGGAAATCCAGGTAATGCAGGCGCAGCAGGAAATACTGGAGCAAATGGTAATGCAGGAACAGGGGCAACCGCTGGATCTACTGGCAATCCAGGTAATGCCGGCGCAGCAGGAAATCCAGGTGCAAATGGTAATGCCGGCACTGGAGCTAATCCAGGGGCAGCAGGGAGCCCTGGAAATGCCGGAGCAGCAGGAAATACTGGAGCAAATGGTAATGCTGGCACTGGAGCTAATCCAGGAGCAGCAGGAAATCCAGGCGGTGCCGGAGCTGCTGGTAATGCTGGGACTGGCGCAGCAAACGGAAATCCGGGATCAAGTGGAAACCCAGGCAACGTTTCAACGTTTGGTTCCTTAGCTAATTTTCCAGGTGGAACCGGTGGTACTGGTGGGGCTGGAGGAAATGCTACAAACGGAGCAGCTGGCTCGGCCGGAACTTCTGGAAATCCAGGTGGATCAGGCAATCCCGGAAATAATGGGGCTGCAGGAACTGGCGGTGCTGGTGGTACAGCTGGGACATCTGGTGGTATTGGAGGAACAGGCAATCCCGGTAACAATGGAGCTGCTGGTACAGGCGGCGCCGGAGGATCGGCCGGTACTTCCGGAGGTATTGGAGGAACAGGCAATCCCGGTAATAATGGAGCTGCAGGAACTGGTGGTGCTGGTGGTACAGCTGGGACATCTGGTGGTATTGGAGGAACAGGCAATCCTGGCACCAATGGGGCTGGTGGTGCAGGAGGAGCTGGTGGTAATGCTGGTAATCCAGGAGCCACTGGTAATGCCGGCAATCCAGGAAATAACGGTGCTGGTGGTGCAGGCGGTGCTGCTGGTAATGCTGGTAATCCAGGAGCCACTGGCAATGCTGGTAATCCAGGAAATAACGGTGCTGGTGGTGCAGGCGGTGCAAGAGGAAATGCTGGGAATCCAGGAGCCACTGGCAATGCTGGTAACCCAGGAACAAATGGCGCCGGTGGTGCAGGAGGAGCTGGTGGTACGGCGGGTAACTCCGGATCTCCTGGCAACGCTGGTGTAGGCGGAGGCGGCGGAGGCGGCGGAGGCGGAGGCGGAGCATCGGGTTGGACTTTAAAGCAAGGTGGTAGCGGCGCCGGCAATGCTGGTACCGCGGGTAATTCAGGCAACATAAGTGGTGCTACTAACGGCAACGGCGGCGCAGGCGGCAATGGAGGACTTCTTTCGGGCGCTGCCGGTGGTTCAGGTAATGCAGGAACACCAGGCAGCGCAGGAAATACAGGAGCCGCAGGAACTGGAGCAAACGCTGGAGCAGCAGGAAGTCCTGGTAATGCAGGCGCCAATGGAAGTGCTGGAAATACTGGGGCCGCAGGAACTGGAGCAAACGCTGGAGCAGCAGGAAGTCCTGGTAATGCCGGCGCTGCAGGAAGCGCTGGTACAACAGGAGCGGCAGGAACTGGAGCAAATCCAGGAGCAGCAGGAAGTCCAGGCGGTGCAGGAGCCAACGGAAATGCTGGTACAACAGGAGCGGCAGGAACTGGAGCAAATCCAGGAGCAGCAGGAAGTCCTGGTAATGCCGGCGCTGCAGGAAATGCCGGAGCGACTGGCAATGCAGGAACTGGAGCTACAAATGGTGCAGCTGGAAATCCAGGAGGTGCAGGAGCAGCAGGAAATGCTGGAGCGACTGGCAATGCAGGAACTGGAGCTACAAATGGTGCGGCTGGAAACCCAGGCGGTGCCGGAGCTGCTGGTAATGCTGGCACAACAGGAGCAGCTGGAACTGGAGCTACAAATGGTGCGGCTGGAAATCCAGGAGGCGCAGGAGCAGCAGGAAATACTGGCACAGCAGGTAGTGCTGGAACTGGAGCGACCGCCGGAACAGCCGGCACATCAAATCCTGGAGCATCAGGAAACGCTGGTAATATTGGTACTACGACAAATTCAGTATCAGTAAAAGTATACCCATATCAAATAGTTTCTATAAATATTGGAACAGGCAGCGCTAATGGTACGATGAGTGTAACATTTTAGCACAAATAACAAAAAGGAAACAATACATGCTAGTAGGAATTAAAGACGTTTATCTTTATACTGGTTTGACTACGACAGGTGGCAACGACTCTGCTGCAGCCTATCAGTGGCTACAGGATAATAACATTGAGTTTACTCATTTATCATACAACGATAGTAGTCAATACGAATCTGTATTCAATGCTCTAAATACATGGGATATTGGAGAATTTACTGATTTTCCATTTGTCATCTACGATGAAAAACATGACGATTTTACCGCAGTCAAACAAGCATTGATTGGCTTAGATGCCATCACAGAGAGCAACTTAGTCGAACTAGCAGCCCTGTAATTTACATATATATAATAGAGTCATTCATTTGGAACATGTTAACATACAAAGAATGGCATTGGTAATGCGTTGCTATGACAAACTTCCACCACATCTCAGAATATGGATCTCAAGCTTACATTTTAGTTTGCATGATGATCATATTCTGAGAGGTGCGAGCGACGTCGAGCAATGTAAAAAATTTATTGAATCTGGTGGAATACACTATGAAAAACCTGGAAATGGACAAAATTGATGTTTTCGTTTTTTGAAAAGAATGAGCCTAAACTAGAATTTCTTTGCTATGATGATGATTTAGGAAATATACCAGAACCTTATCCTGCCCGCAAACTGATACCAGAATGGTATAAAGCTTTGCCAATGAAGAAGGATGTAGGCTTTGATCAATCTACTCTCAAAAGATGCCCACCTTTTCTTGATGCGATGATCACGGGTTGGATTATTCCACTCGTTGCTGATGTTGAAATCACTTCGAATGAAGATTGTTCGTTCATTGAATACAACAGCAAATATCCGAGAGCAATGATCGAGAATCATTTACAGTGGCAAGTAACATCTGACAAATGCCCCGCTCCACATTTACCAAAACCTCCAATTAAATTCATGAACTGGTGGGCAATCAACTGCCCGAAAGGATACTCACTGTTGTTTGTTCCACCATTAAATAGACCTGATCCAAGATTTACTTGTTTTTCGGGTATGGTAGACTGCGATGGTTATTTTGAGTTTATTAACTTTCCATTTGTTTGGAACGAACCCAATTTTAAAGGTATTCTACCTGCTGGTACACCGTTAATGCAGGTTATTCCAATTAAAAGAGATACTTTGTTTTCGAAAAATGTATGTAGAGCATTCAATGAAACTGAACTGAAAGCACTCAAAGGTACACGTAGAAAGCTTCAAAGTCATGAATCCCATTATCGAGATAATATTTGGGAGCGTAAATAATGGCAGTATATCAAATAGCTCCTTCTCCATCGTTAGGTATACCAGAAATTTCTTTTGCATCATGGCGTGATGGTTTTACTGAAGAAGAGATCGATAAAATAGTTAGTATTGGTGATAGTCTCACGATCAAATCTGCTAGTGTTGGACCTGATAGTAAAGTTGAAGAAGCAGTTAGATCATCTAAAATAGGTTGGATAAATCTTACGCCCGAGACTAATTTTATATATGATAGAATTGCTTTCATAGCAAGACAACTGAACGGTGAATTCTTCAATCTAGATATATGGGGATTTGTAGAGGACTTTCAGTATACTATATACGATGGAAAAGACGATCATTATACGTGGCATCTTGACAGAGGTGGAAATGCAACGAATGCGCCTCGCAAATTATCTCTTGTAATACAATTATCTGATCCTTCTGAATACGAGGGGGGAGATCTTGAGATATTTGATGCACCCGTGCCGACTCAAGTCACAAAACAAAAAGGTTTAGTAGTTGCATTCCCGTCCTTTATTTTACACAGAGTAACTCCTGTGACAAAAGGCATTCGTAAAACTCTAGTAGTATGGTTAGCTGGTCCTCAATTTAAGTGAGATAATATGACAAGAGAATGTGGAAGTTGCACGAAGTGCTGCGGTTGGTTAACTGGAGAAGCTCTTGGCCATCAATTTTGGCCAGGAAGGAAATGTCATTTTGTAACTACAAAAGGATGTTCGATACATGAACAACGACCTGAGAATCCGTGCAAATCGTTTAGCTGTGTATGGTTAGGAAATGAAAAGTTTCCACTCGGTCTTGATACTATTCCGATGTGGATGAAACCAGACGAATCAAACGTAATTATGGTTTGGAGACAACACGAAAATCCTGATCTTAGCTTTTTACAACTGCTTGAAGCAGGCGCTCCGCTAACAGCCGAAATACTTAGTTGGGCTATTCAGTATGGTTTGAACAACGGTTTAAATATATTTTATCAAGTCAACAGTGGTTGGAATAAGATTGGAAACCGACTGTTTTTAGATACAGTGATAGAGGCTGATCTTTCCCAATATACATAACATAAGGATTTTATTATGACAGACATACTTGATCAGTGGCAGTATTTTAGCTCACCTATCTATAGTATTATGAAGCCAGAACTTCTTGATTTCTCAAGAGCAGCATCAAATGCGGCGTTAAGGGCCGCGCGCAAAATAACAAAAATAAACGATGTATATCCAGTCGTGCAAGCAGATGTGTCTAACGAAGAAGATCTTCTTCCACTGATACAGTACACATTAAACACAGCATGGAATCTTTTGAGCGATCAAGGATACAACATGAATGGACTTTCGACTTATCTTACCGAATGTTGGAGTCAAGAACACCATAAGTATTCATCAATGGAGTATCATAATCACAGCGACTGTCAGTTAGTTGCTTTTTATTTTTTAGAGTGCCCGAAAGATCCTCCGCGAATGGTGATTCATGATCCGCGACCAATGAAACTTATGTTACCACTATACGAACATAATTCTTCTAACATTACCACAGCAACATCGTCTATTAATTTTACGCCAGTTCCTGGTCAACTAATGTTTGCAAATTCCTGGCTACCGCATAGCTTTACTCGTAACACATCAACCAAACCTTTCAAATTTATTCACATGAACATTGGTACACGTCCGTACATTGAACCTATAGTATATGATGCAACAGCAGAAATAATCTAATATGTCTGAGTTTATGATAAGATTCAATCAATCAAGAGGACAACCTAATCGCGGGACAGAAGATCATGTCTGGCGCGTTTTCGAAGATGGTAAAGAATATCTATGTAAAAATGTTATCATTAATGTTCCAAGCCGTGGGGCAAAGACAGGTCAAGATTGGAATATCTGTTGCGAAGGTACTATGAGCATATGTAAAGACACCTCTACAATTACTATTAACTAAATTATTATCGGTGAAATTATGAACTTAGAATTTTCAGAAATAAAACTTTATAACCCAGGAGTTCTTAAAACAAGAATTCCAGTTTCTATTTTTGCTGAGTTGACTTGTGACTTGCAAAAGCAAGTTGATAATAATCCGGAAAAATACAATACTAATTTAGCTGGGCAATTAGAAACAGAATTTCAGTATGTTATTAACGGGCAGTTTAGAGAATGCATAGAGCAAACGTTTCTTGAATATAGAAGAAAATTTAATTTTTATGAAAATCATAATTATGTCATTGATAATGATGCTTGGGTAAATTTTCAGAAGAAACACGAATATAATCCAATACATTTTCACCACAAAGCTATTTCATGGGTGATATGGATTGCAATTCCTTATGATTTAGAAGAGGAATTAAATATGCCAAATGTAAGAGAATCAAACTATAAAGTTGCATCAAAGTTTGAATTCATTTATAACTCATTAGACGGTGGAATTAGTACGACTCAATTAGATATTGATAAGACATGGGAAGGTTCTCTTATTATGTTTCCAAATTATCTTAAGCATCAGGTATATCCGTTTCAAACTTCAGACGAACATCGTATTTCTATTTCTGGTAATATAGACATTAGAAATTAATTGGGCGAAGTGGAGTTAAGACTACAATTGTCCCAGAAATTGATGAGTATGCTCTTGCGAGAGCCGCTTTTGATTTCATTGACCCAATGGTAGTATCGACTGCCTTCGAAGTATAAGACCGCACCTTCGGTAGGTTGAAAAGACTCGTGTGTATATTTTAACAATTCTTCTTTTAAAACTTCCGGAGGGCTCAGTTCTTTTTCATAGTCTAACCAACTTCTTTCAGAAATACAAAATTCTCCGCCTTCAAGATCGATTGCTTCTAAGTAACACGATATGGTAATTGGAGACATTAATTCTTCTGGTTTCAACTTTTCTCCAGCCTCAATTCTGTGCCGAAGCTTTTCATTAAAATCTACATGAGGCCACAAATCTCCAGAAGATTTATACGCCTGATACCAATATTCAATATGAGTTTTGTTACAATTAAACTGTTCTCTGTCGAGAAATTCAAGCACAGCTTCATCTGTTTTATTTGTAGGCGCATTACGATCAAAGTAATGCATGTTCGTATGCCTATTTAAACCTTCAAGAAAAGTTAAGCGAATATCTTCATCGAGAGTAGATCTACGAATAATCCTCGAGTTTCCATGGTACATTTTCAAATCTTTCAAAAACATATTTAGCAGCCTCTTTATTCTTTAAAGATTTACCAAAAGCCTTGACGAAACTGTTTGGCATTTTCTTATAGGAAGAAGCTCCTGCTTTATTATCACATTCTGCTGGATGTCGAGAAATTTCTAACTCGTCACATATCTGATTGATATTGGTTTGAGTAAAAAAATCCTCATAAAAGAAGTAGAGCGGATTTGCGAACACACTGTCCAAAGCTTCGATAGTTTCTTTATATTTACATGATATGAAATTGCTCATGACAAATCGTGAAGCTAACGACCGATTTGGAATTTTACCTCCTCCAATCATATTCCAAGAAGACCAACTCCTCTGAATAGGATCTCTCATAATATAAACTGGTACTACTTCGATATCGTATTTTAGTAAACCGTTTTTAATAAGTCGAAAGATGTTCTCACTCGAGCCTTCATAATGTGTGAAGTCGCCTGTGACTTGATTTATATTTGAAACAGCCCGAAAAAAAGACTCTATGTCTTTTCTATATTCGCTTACATCTTCTAAGACAGGAACTAAATCGTCTCTCTGAATAATATTCAGTTCTTTTCCCATATCATAGAAATCTGGGTGTTCTTTAAAATACTCATATAACCAAGTAGTGCCAGATTTCTCGGCTCCTACATTCAATAAAAACTTCATAGATTTAATTGTATTAATATATTTCTAAAATTTGGCCCGTGCGTTGGAGAATCTACGTCTTCTAAAAGTTCATAGTTTGCTGCGTTTGCTCGCATACGCAAAGTTCTATGAAAGATTGAATTTGCAGGAATATTTCTATACAAATGTTTAGTTATACCAATTTCAATATTAAAATTATTTTTGGCTGTTACATTTTCTTGATTAAAAACGTAATTTCTAGAACCGTTTTCATCCGGAGCAGTGAGTGAATGTCTGCCATCTAATGTTCCATTTTCAAGGATAAACCCGCTTACAAATCCCATATCTTTTCCAGCTACAGTATCAAAAGCTCTTATCATAATATAAGTATCATTTGCGCCATGAGGATTTAATCCTGGCCACTCATTATTAATTCCGCTTTCAATTAATGTGCGCATGTTGGTTTTTCGTTCGGCGTCAGTTAATGTAGAATTTTCCGGCCAATTCGCATCAATAGCATCCTTTGATCTTTCATACAAGTCATCAAAATCTATTTCTGACAAATCATTTATAACAGTATAAACAATATTCATATCTTAACTCTCTTTGTAGCTATTATGTCTGCGATGGTATTTATCCAACCTTCTTTGCTTGTATCAAATGGTTGTTCGTGGTGTTGTTTATGCATATGTTCTCCACCACTGATAATTCCGTACCAAAATCCCATATCTTTTGGACCGTTTTTATCATGATTTAGAGATGCGATTCCTGTGGACCATATCGACAATGTAGCAGGAACAATGTAAATAAACAAGTATGCTGGTAACGATATGAATAACAATAGAAACGGTAAGAATAACAAAATCCAGTATTTTTCATAGAAGAAATTGGTAATCTTATTACGAATCAGTCTGACTGTTGTTTTCAAATTTATTTGATTCGTGTCATTATTCCAAAGAATCGGAAAAAGTATTTTCCAACCTTGCAAATGGTAAGGATGCGGATCCTTCTGAGTGTCATGATACTTGTGATGATTGTCGTGCGATACACAGAATTCAAGCGGCGAAGCAAATGAACCATAGAATCCGAATGCCGTGCATATGAATTCTACGATAGGATTCATTGTATGCGTACGATGATTGTGGATTCGATGATACGTAATCGATCCACCTATTACTCTCATCAAAAAGAACGCTGTGAGTGAAACAATTATCCATGGAAAAGTTGCATATTGAATCAGAGCCCAGATTGTAATAAATGGGCCTGCTAATTGCGCGAATGTAAGCACATATCTTTTATGAACTTTTAGATTCATAATACGAATCAATCTCTTTTATAATAGACTCTTTGCCAGGATACGAATCAAGTAAAGGCATATGTGTGTCTTCGATACCATAATAATCTTCGTACCAAACAACTTCTTTTTGGTATTTATTTAAATACGCGACGAGTGCACGATAATCATTATACATCAAACCAATATTAAAACGAATGGCATTGGGTTTTAATTCGGGATATACTTTTAGCAAATAATTTGCCATACTTAAAGCAGCGTTTCTCATATTTTTACGAAGTATAAAGAAACTTGCCTGATTGGCTAAAAGATACGAGTGTTGATTTACAAGTACGATGTGTTCACTATGATCTTGTAACAAGTCGGCAAACGAATCTTGCGTAAAATTTGTTTGATGCTTAGTTTCGTGAGTAAGTTGTTTTCTATTACTTTGAATGTGAACAGGATGTAACTCTCCCACAAATGGTAAACTTGTTTTCTCTTGGAGATCCAAGCAAAAACGAGTAGCACCACATCGTGGAAGAGAACAAACGATCATTCTTCATCTTCACTCATAAAAAGAGTTTTCGGCAATTTCACTTTCTTCTTCGGTTTCTTCGAAATAGCAAGAAGATCAATTTTACCTGGAACAACGTCAAGACTATAAGTTCGAGCACGATCTTCAATATCAAGATTAATAAAGTCTACACCAAATTCTTTGTGGAATTCAGAAAGAAGATCTTCTCTGCATGCCTCAAGATATTTTTTCCATTGCCAACGACCGATCTCTGAAAGTATTTTTCTTCTTCGCGCAGCTTTCGCATCTTCTGGCGGAGTTTTCGTATGCCAATTACTCGTGTCTTCTAAGTGATATGAAACCATCTTACTGTGATGGAACATTTTATATCCAGCAGCGTATGACATCATCGTCATCATGACTTCTTCTCCTACAAAGAAGACTTTTGGATCTAATCCGACATTGTCAATCCAATCGACATGCGTAAAGAAGTTTCCTGCCATAATATGAAACGCCGGTCTTGGCATATCAGTCGATGGAATCGCGTCTCCATGTACATCTGGAATCAAAGTATCCGGATCAATAGTATAATACTTGACTTGACAAGCATCATTTTCTTCTTGACAAAGATAAGTTTTAATCTCTCCGTCTTTTTCTTCAATTATAAATGATTTACATGATCCAGTAATGATGACTTTATTGGTTTCACACATATCCATCGCTCTCTTATAATCTTCAATCAGAGCTCGATCCCAATTCATATCATGTAACATATGTGAGTCGACTTGATAAATGAAGTCATACTCGTTTGTGATATTTAACATATTAATATATCTTGCCCAAACACAACCATCAGAGTATTCGGGATCGATTCTTTTATAGATGACATCATCTCGACTTACAAGCACAGGTTCTGTGCACGCCAACGAATCTTCATAACGAGTTTGCTCGAAGATCGAATAGACTACATTATTCCGATTGGATTTGGTTTGCATCATACTCTTGATGGTATGAGGAAGTAAAGGATCTTGATACGAGCATACTGAAACAAAAATGTTCATTGTTTATTCTCTTCTTTTTGCATATTAAATTTCTTTTTTATTCCCATATACTTTCGATAGTATTGCTTATCATCTCCGGGAATTAGATTCATAGTTTTATCTATCATCTCATCTGAAGCTGGGCCAACAGAAGCAGTAATATCTTTATTGAGGAAAGGAATGACGTGCAACAAAGGTTCTCCCGCTTTAATGTGAACGTTACATTCTCTTTTCGGCATGCAAATGAAGTTTGTAATATGGAAACTCTTATAGTCTACCAAACCAGGAGTTATGTATAGATCTTCAAGAAAAGTAGAATGATAAAATGCAGGCATTAACAATGCGCTAATGTTTTTTTGAGTAAAAATTTTCCAAGGAGATGGAAATAAGATTGCTGTAGGATCAATTCCAATTGGAGTAAATGCGCCTTCTACAAATTTTTCATCCATCTTTACGCCATTGTCAAATCCGCGATCTCCTCTCGGTCCTCTGTCTCCAAGATACCAAGAAGTACCAGCTTTATTTGCCATAATATGAATGTCTACCCACGCCGGAATGATATAGCCAAATTGAGCATAGTCTAAAATTCCCGGACAGTATGGCATCAGATGCTTGCCATACTTGTCTTGTTGAACCTTGCGAGTATTTGTTGGAACATCAATCGCTCGTTCAACAGAAAAGTTATGATAAGATAACTTCTTAGTATCTACGAATTCAATATCTTTCTTTGGTTTTAATAAAGAAAACAAGTTTTTCATTTTCTTGGTACTCTCAATTCTTTTGTATATACGCTTCTTCGAGTGTTTTGCATCTTTGATATGATATTAATTAAGTGATGTTCATCTTCTTTCATGTTTCGAATATTGGGCTTTGATGGAACAGCATCACGCTTAATTGGAATGGCAATGACTAAAGGTGTACCAGCAAGTAAAAGCACGTCGGCATTTGGAGTGTGCCAGATTGCAGGAAAATTGACTTCTTTTGGATATGTATCTGTATCAACTAATCCTGACAGACATGTAAAATGGCTTTCAAAGTTATTAATCGGAGCTATGAAAAGAGTCGACCAACCCGGAGCAGTCTTTACAATCCATGGATTGACAAACTTCAAAGGAGGTGCAGGAAATCCAGGAGCAGATCTTTCTCCAAGTTGTCGAATGTCATGAAACTCACATACGTTGATCTGTGGAGAAGACGTGACTTCAATTGTACTGCAGTCGTGATTTGATCTGACTGTCAAGTCGCCGATAAGAGGAATGACATATCCTAATGACATTGCGTCGATCATCGGCATGCATTTTTTTGCAGTAAAGCTATGAGATCCTGACCAATCACGATCATCTCTTCCATCTGTAATCAGTGGAGGAATTCTTTTATACCATTCTGGCATATATTTTGCCGCAGGCTTTGGCTGAGGTAATGCCTCAACATCATCGCGATGGCAATAAAACTCAATAATAGGTTTCTTTTTAAAAGGATTCCAACTCAACATTCTCTCTCACCCATTACCCATGCTACAAGACTCTTACGAAAACCAGAAGTGATTGGCTTCACTCGATGTGGCATCCATGAAGCGAAGAATACGATATCACCTTTATTCGGTTTAAACGAAACTTTGTCTTCAAAGTTTCCGTTGTTTACGATCTCTAACTCTCCACCTTCATATTCACTCGGATCTGAAAGAAGCAGAGATGCTGAGATCTTTCTTATATATTTCTGCCAGCCAAATTCAACATCCCAATGCCATGTATAATGTTGATTTGGTCCGTACTTTGTATATTGAAAAGCTTCGACGCCTTCGATATCATACATAAAGTTGTCGTAGTTCACGACAGAAACGATTCCTGACATTCTCTGAAATAGCCAATCACTGTGTTGATCATGATGTATCCACGAGATATCAGAATCTCGCGTTTCAGCCGGAGCTGCGGCATTCTTCTCTAGCCCAACTTTTCCTTTTTCAAACTCTTGGAGTTTTTCGAGATCGATAATTTTATCGACTTCTTCAGGAGTAAATCCTCCCGACCATACTGCAAAGCAATTCAATTGTTTCCCATATTTAGGAATAATATATGGCATAGTAAATCCTCGTCAAGTCACTTATTCAATAGTAATATCTATATATCCTCCGGGCGCTACAGTTACCGAATGTGATTGGCCATCCGGAAAAGAATAGTAGCTTGCCGTCTGATTATTTATCACCGGCGCAGGCGTACCACCGGCATTTGATCCGGGGAAAGTAATACCGAGCGCATTTGCTGCATTTCCTGGAACCGCCGGAGTTGGAGCATTAAAATTCTGCGGACCATTGGTAGCAGGATTAAAGTTTTGTGGACCATTCGAAGGTGCATTGAAGTTTTGTGGGCCATTTGAAGGCGCATTGAAGTTTTGAGGCCCGGTCGTTGGCGCATTAAAGTTTTGAGGCCCGGTCGTTGGCGCATTAAAGTTCTGAGGACCATTTGTAGGCGCATTGAAGTTCTGAGGCCCGTTAGTTGCAGGATTAAAGTTTTGAGGCCCGTTCGTTGGCGCATTAAAGTTCTGAGGACCATTCGCGACATTGAAGTTCTGAGGACCATTCGCGACATTAAAGTTTTGAGGCCCGTTCGTTGGCGCATTAAAGTTTTGTGGGCCATTCGTTGGAGCATTAAAATTCTGTGGGCCATTCGTTGGAGCATTGAAGTTTTGTGGCCCATTTGTAGGTGCATTAAAATTCTGTGGGCCATTCGTTGGAGCATTGAAGTTTTGTGGCCCATTTGTAGGTGCATTGAAGTTTTGAGGGCCGTTTGAAGGCGCATTGAAGTTTTGAGGGCCGTTTGAAGGCGCATTGAAGTTTTGTGGGCCATTTGAAGGCGCATTGAAGTTTTGTGGACCATTTGAAGGCGCATTGAAGTTTTGAGGACCATTACTTATAGCGTTAAATGCATTCACAAATCCTGGGCCATATTTAATACTAGGAGCATTATAAGAGACTGCATTTCCACCGCTAGTATTATAACTACCAGTTCCAGTTCCTGCAACAACGTTAAAGCCAGCTCCAGTTCCCGCAACAACGTTAAAGCCAGCTCCAGTTCCCGCAACAACGTTAAAGCCAGCTCCAGTTCCCGCAACAACGTTAAAGCCAGCTCCAGTTCCTGCAACTTTATTGAATGTACCTGTGCCAGTTCCTGCAACTTTATTGAATGTACCGGTTCCAGTTCCTGCAACAATGTTAAAGTTAGCTCCAGGCCCAGGAATTACGTTGAATGTGCTTCCAGTTCCAGGAACTTTATTAAATGTGCCTGTTCCAGTTCCTGCAACAATGTTAAATGTGCCTGTTCCCGGAAAGAGAATATTAAATGTGCCTGTTTGTGGAAAGATGATATTAAAGTTAGCTC